ACAATGCTGGGAGTCGTCAACGATGCTCCCGCAGAAGTCTTAAAAGTCGGCGTAACGATCCAGTCCGTGAGATCCGTGTAATCACTGCACGCTCCATCCTCTTGGATCCGAAACGAAAAATCCCAGTCGGTGCCTCTCTGAATCGTGGATGAAGTCTGGACGGCAACCATTACACTCTAGGGTCTGGGACAAGGTAATTCTGGGCAGAATCGCAGCACCCGCTCACAGACTCCATCGTTGTCGGCCACGCTCGTGCCGCAATCTCGTCGTCCCTGCTTGGGAGTTTTCCCATTGGGCACTGTGGCGCCTCCTGAAGGATGTCCCATCGCGTAGGGCACCCTGCGTAACGGTCACAAGCTAAACACACCGCGGCGCGTTTGTCAGCAAGCCACTGTGGGATCATGCCGGGGTCAGTGCGTAAGTGATGGTCCCGGTTCCGATTGAGGTCTCGAGGTCGTCGGGCCGGTAATAAGTGATTTCCGCTCCGTTTTCGATCCGATTGTAAAACCCAAACGCCAAAGGCTCCTCGAGGTCATCAACAATTTGCACAAAGCCTTTGGTGATCTCTGTGGACTTCCTCCAAACGCCATCGGCACAAACGTAAAAAGGATCGTCACTGTTTTCGGGTTTGAATAACCCTGAAATGAACGTCGGGAAGCTGGTAAATCCCCCGGTCAATATGCTTGCGCTTCTGTCTGGGTTGTCAGTCGTCGTGACGACTAGCGGACTAAACTCGTAGCTTTGGATCGAGGTCAGGATATAGAACCGATCCCAGCCCGTCCAGTTGCTGCGTTTTGCGTAGTAGCTGGTGTAACCAGTGCCGCACCGCATTGCCCGCCGCGGGTAGGGCGGGCCCACATCAGGATAGCTGTGCGCCCCGGTAACCGTAACGTCTAGCGGTGCCCCTTCGGGATCAGGGTTCGGGATCTGGTACGCGCAATTCGCCGAGATACTCATCCCGGTGAGGTTTATTTGGTGCTGCCACTCGTAACAATTCATGCCGCACTCCAGTCAAGCAGGCAAGGGTTGGGTTGCGGTTGCGTGCACACGTTCGTAATGCTCGTGATTTTGATAGGAGACCCTCCAGTCACCACGGTTGCGATCAGGATGTACTGCATCGTATCCGTGTTTTGCAGCAGTTCCTCGCTTTGCAGAATTGTAATAGCGTCAGAATCCGGGCCGATGGTCAGAGTCGTGATGTCCCAAGAAATTGCGGCGTAAATGTAAGAATTCGTTGCCAGCTCCAGGTAAAACGCCGGAAAGCCGATTCCCATCCCGTCGGGCCAGCGGCCGGCAATTTGGTTTTGAGCCACTTTTACGCGCAGAGTTGTGCCTTCAGTCGCGTCGGTCACACGGAAGTAAGCGCACGCTGTTCCGCCGCCGCCGCCGGAAACAAACGGAATCGCGCACGTGTTCAGGATCCAGCTAACGTATCTGTCGCCGGCTTCTGTCAGGCTGGTATTGAGTTCCGCCAGCTTAAAGTAGACGTAGGTGTCGGTGCTTTCCTGATAACTGTCGGACGTGAAAAGCGTGATGTTTCCAGGGTCTGTTTGGATTTTGCCGTTTACCAGAACCATCCCGCAATAAACCACCCAGAAGTCTGATGTGTCTGCAATCGAAAGTCGGAACGTGTCCGTCAGCGTCATGTTGTCCGGCAGTGCGTTCGCGACAAGCCCGGAACGGATGGTCACGCGACACTCGCCGTCTCTGCTGTCGTCCTCCACGAGGAAAGGGCATTCCGGCGCCTGCCTCTGGTAGACGATGGGGCACACGTTCGTGACTTCCGAAATGTACGGTTTTCCGTCGTCGTCCAAAGTCTTTGTGATGATGGCAACCAGGATGCGCTGAAAAGTGCTGTTTCCTTCTGTAAAGTTGGATTCCACGCTAACGGTGATAGCGGCGGAAAACGGAAGGATCTCGTTTCTTTGATCCACTTCGATATTCACGTACACGTATTCAACCCCCGCCTCTTGAGCGATGGTGATTTTGTACGGTGGTGCCCCAGAATCCCCGCTCATCCCCTCCGGGTAACGTCCGTTCGGGTATGTTTCGTTTGCGGTTCCAAGGACTGGATTTTGTCCAATTTCAACTTTCAACACCAGTGTGCCGTCGTCCATTTCGGATGCGTCACTAACCTCAAAAGGACAGGGAATTCCGGCCGCTTGTGAAGAAGGTTGTTGGTTAATGACGAGTGACGTTCCTCCGCTGGTTTCGCGTAAAAAATAGCCAATCCCAGGGCGCAATCTCGATTGCCGGACGGCACTGTTGAGCCGTTGAATGTGTTCGGCCAAGATGGCCATCCCTTTCTGGACGTCTGGTAAATCCATTGTTTACGGGCCGTAAATGTAGCTATCCCACTTGCCAGGTCTGGACGTCAACCATTCACGCGTGACGCGAAACAAATTACCTTCCTGCACCGAAGTCGCTCCGGTGAACAGAAAATTAACCTGGCTACTGAAGTTAAATGGACACCCTTGGATGTCATTTGCAGCAAATCCGACACCCGTCAAAGATGGTGGCGTGCTGTAAACTTTCTGGTTTTTAACCACGATCCGCGGCGTGAGGTATTCAATTTCCCCGCGATTGTATCGCAGCAGTAATTGCTGCACGTATTCGTTCGCAGAGTTTTTCGGAAAACCATTCGGAAAGGTTTCCGGGCCGGCTTCACGGCCTGCTTTCCACTGCGCCCAGTAACCCTTTTCCACCGCGCTGATGTTGTTTTTGAACAGCAAGAAAGTCTCGATTGGATCCGTAACCGTAGAAACGTCTAGACTCCAAATTTCTGGGAATGCTGTGCCGCCACCGCCGCCGCCGGGGTCTGGCACTTGCTCTGTAAAAGTTTCGACTAGGGTAAAAAGCCCGTCCGTTTGCGTCAGCGTGTAGCTGGATGCGTCAGCGGACGGGATGATCGTTTCAAACGATTCATAAGTGTTGGTGAGATATTTGTTCCCACGCGCATCTTTCCCGACTTCGGTTTTTGTTAGAGTGCTCACGAGTAAAGGGCTTGTGGTACGGAACTGTTTTGCGGACGGCCAAGTTTTTCAACCATCTTTGCGGTGTTCATGGCCGTCTGTTGCTGTGCAATTAGCTGCTGCCTTGCAACGTCAAGGGCACCGGTTTGTGGGCCACCGACGTCGCCGCCAATTTTGGCAAGACTGGAAACGATCGGGTTCACGCTTTTTGCCGATGCTGCTGCCGCCGCTGCTGCTGGAGTTTCTCCCAGAGCAATGGCCTGCTCCCCCGGAGCTGGAGTTGCGAACTGTTTGCGCAACTCTTCGCCTGTCTGTGCTGCTCCAGCCGTTGCGCGTGATGTGATTTCGGCCATCTTTGCCCGTGCGGCTTCCACTTCGCCTTCTCCTGCCTCCTGCGCGGCCTGGGCGCCGTCCACAAAGGCTTTCGGAACGCTTGCAATAGATTCCCCCAGCGAAACCGCTGCCCCCTTTACTGCGGCCGCTCCGCGTTCTGCTAACCCTGAAACGGCGTTTTCGGAAATCAGTGTTTTCAGGACTTTCGAGCTGTCCCTGAGTTGTGCCAGGACAAAGGCAATCCCCTGCTGCAAAACGCCCAGCAGTGCGTTGCCTGCCATGATTAGCCCTGCCTTTAGTGCGTCAATCAGTGCCCCGATGTTGATGGCTTCCTGAAGCCTAGAAAACGCCTCCGCGATGGCAACGGACGCGTCTAGCAAGATGGCACGGAATTCTGCCCCCGCGACAACAAGCCCGGCTTTGATGTACTCCAGGGCGTCCCCGTTCATGATTGCCTCCGCAATCGCCGCGGCGCCGGCACCAAGTTGGGCGCCAGCGGATGCCAGATCCATGTTGACAAGTGACTCCACCAGGGTTGCCAGTGGCTCAAGTGCCGGCGAGAATTCGCGGATGGCGTTTGCTAAGTTTTGCCCCCCGCTTGCGCTGGATTCCATGATTTTTAGGATGGTCGGTGCCACCCCGGACGCAATCCCGGTGAACAGCCCTTGAAGCTTGCCTTTTACCGCAACGGCCAAGCTGTTGAGGCTTGACCCCTGGGCGCCCATTAGCTGCATGATCCGGGCAAAAACGCCGGCGTTTGCCTGCATGATTTGAGCCTGGGCGCCAAGTGCCGATGCTGCGCTGTTGAGATTCTTAGGATCCAACGCCGCAATCATTTTGACTCCGGAAGCCCCAAACACGGCCATCGCCGCCTGTGCCTGTTCGGTGGGGTGTTGAATTCCCCTGATCGCTGCCCCCACTGCGTTCATGCGGTCGGCAACACTCATGTCGGCCAGTTCGCCCATCGTGATGCCGGCGCGTTGCAGAATGCTGACAAGCGGGCCTGTGTTATTTGCAGCTTGCTGGATTGCTGCGTTGAACTTTTCCGTCGCGGGCGCCACGTCTTCGGTTTTGCCGCCCACTTCATCCATTGAGCGTTCCAACGCCATTATCTGTTCCACTGCCAGCCCGGTCTTATAACTGGTGTCAACCAAGCGGGATCCTAGTTCAATGGTGCTTTGTACTCCCTTATAAACCGCCGCCCCGAGTGCCGCGATGCCGGCAGCAAGTCCTATCGCCGCGACCTTGAGTTTCCCCATGCCGTTGCCTTCGTCAACCTTGCCGGCATCGGATCGAAAATTATTGATAGCCTGCTTGGCAACGTCCATCCCGGCCAAGAAACCGCGGACATCTAAGGCGAGTTGTGCGGTTGCGCTCATGTGTCGATAATTTTTTGCATTCCTTTCTCTGCGGCTTCCTTCGATTCACGTTCCATCTTTTTTGCCACAACTTCGGCGGCGAAATTCAACCGGCGTTGCATCCCTTGAATCCCGCCGGCGTAGTTCACTTGGTTCTCCGCCCGGATCTGAAGTTTATTAGACGTGCGTGTCACGTTGATTGAACCCCGGCCGCTTTTGCCACTAATCCAACTAGGGGTGGGCACCCGGAACCGTTGCGCCGCCGCGTTCCATCCCGATTGCAAATATCCCACCCTGGAATGTAAGTTGCGGCGGATCATTTCAAGGGTGGGTGCGTCAATCTGCATTTTGACGCGTCCCCGGAAACGCCCGTTGGTGCGCTGCTTTTCGTACCAGCTTTGCGGGTCAGTGTCCGCTGCACTGAGAAGTTTTGACACCGCTTTTCCTGCCGCCTTTTTGCCTGCCAGGGTGGAGACGGCGCCTTTTGCTGTCACCACAAACGCGCGCCCCAGGTCTACGTCAATGGTGGCTTTTCCGCGGGAAAAGTCCACGCTGCCAACCACCCGGGCGCCCTTTGCTGGTGGCGTGACTCCGCGGACGTTCATCATGTATTCAGCGAAGGACACGGCCATCAATTCCGGCAACACAACACCACCGGTTGCTATACCTTCGGCAATCCTGGCAAGCATCGCGGCGCCCCACTCTGCCTGGGCTTCATTCAACTCAAGCTTAATCATCTTCAACCTCCTCGTCAGTGAACGCCAGAAGTCGGTTCAGTTGCTCCACTGGTTTTGCAGTTTCGCGCACCGTCCAGGCGCCGGCACTCCACAGTGCGGCGTGGTAGTACTGGAGTGAGCGTGCCATTGGCAAATCGAGAATGGTGTCCTCAGTCCAACCGGTTTCTTTTGCCAGGGTGAAGATAAATGAAGCCTCCCACCCCGGCGCAATTAGTTTCCCGGCGCGTCCTTGTCTGTAGAGTCCGAACGCGGCACCACCTGGACGCTGTTCTCCTTAATCTCCGCGGCCACCCGGTTGATCTCCGCCACAAGCTTCGGCAGTGCCATCAATGGCATGGAGTCGGCAAACGCGTGTATTTGATCCCACGCCGTGCCGTCGTCGATTGCCTTGCGCACCACGCCGATGGGTTGCGAGCGTTCCCACGCCAGGGCGATGATTTGCTCCTCGATTTGCAGTTGAGAAAGTTCAGTCGGTTCTGAGTCGGTGAACAACGTCAACCCGAGTGCCATGCAGTTCAGCCGGCTCCGGAGAGAAAAGGGTCGAAGTGATAGCCCGTCAATCTCGATCGGGCCTTGCAGGAAGGGTGTCATAATTGGTTCAGGAGTTTCTGTTTTTGGTCTTCGGGAAGATCGGGGTGGATGACCACGTGCCGCTTGCCCCGGCGGATAAGCGCGCACGGCTTTTGCTGTTTCAACCAGTCTTTCAAGGCCACGGTGAAATCCCGTTGCGCCTTCAGAATGGTCACCAAGTGCCCGGGGTTGGCTTTGCGCCAGTCTTCGGACAACCACCGGCGGCGGAATTCCTCGAAAGAGATTTCTTCGTCACCGCACCAGGCCAGCTTGTCGCCTTTCACACTCCAGATGACTTGGCGGCGAATCCCGTCTTTCGTTTCCTCCACGGTGTCGTGGAAATTTTCTTCGTCGAGAAGCTCGCCGCCCACGGCCAACCAGGCGCCGATGAGATCGGTGTTGGGTGACTTGAGCGGCGGCATGTCGTCGCGGATGTAGTCAATCCGCATGCCTGCTTTGAGGTGTGACATAATCGGAGAGGGTCAGCGTTAAACCGCTGATGGGTAAGCAACGCCGTCGTAACTCCACCCCTGCCAGTCTTCGTTCGTCTGGCTTTCGGTGATTTTGGTCACGATGACCTTTCCAGAAACGCCGATGGGCGCCCCGCTGGATCCGCCTAGGGTGATCGCCGGCAAGTCGCCTTTGCCTTTCACGGAAAAGGCGTAAGAGATATCTACGTTCCGCGCGGTGGAATGTGTGCCGTCAAAGCGGATCAACTCTTTAGTGTCGGCCGATAGCGTCAGGTCAACGGACTCCACTAAGTCCCCGGTAATTTTGGTGATTCCGAAAGTGCTCATAGTCGGTTATTCGAAAAGGACTCCAGTGATTTCGCTGGTCGGGAAATCGTCGTTAGTTTCCGAGAACTTGCTGGAGGTCAGCGTGACGGCATTGAAATCAGTCGCCACCGGGATGGTGGAGAGAACCGCGGCGCCTTTGCATGTGACGGTAATCGTCGTTTTGCTGCGCGGCTTTGCCTGGGCTTCGGCTACCCGGCCGATGGCGTTTTTAATGGTTGCAGTTTCCACTTCCGCGGTTTGCTCCGAGCTTTGCAAATAACCGGTCGGCGGCGTTAGTCCGTAGGTGCTGGTGACTCCGAATGTTGGCATGGCTTTAAGTTTGCGGGCCGTAGCCCAGGGTGAACTGAAGATTAGTGACCCAGTGCCGTTCGGTGTTTTGATTTTCCGACGTAACGGCAACCACTCCGTAAATCTGGATTTGAGAACCGGCGCCCGTGACGCTTTTAACTGCGTCGGTGATCTGCTGCACCAGCTCAATGTGCTCCGCCACCGTGCTGTCGTCCGCCTGGTGCATGACGGCCGCGGTGAACGCCCCCCGCTGTAGTGGGCCGCCCACCAAAGCATCGCCGCGCAGATCCAACAAAACACACGGCATGGTGATAGTATCGCCGTCGTGCGGAAGCCCGATGTAGACGCCCGGGAAGCCTGGTGTGATCTCGTCACGGATCACCTCGCACGTCAGGAGGTCGATCATCTGGTGATGTCCTCCAGGTAAAGTGTCCACGAAACTGGATCCTCCGCCACATCGCCAATCCGCCGCTCCGTGCCGTTAAGGGTCAGCTTTGTGCCTTTAACCGGCACCGGAAATCCGTTTTTGGAAAGGCGAACGGATCCCGTGAACTGAGACTCAAAACCACCGATGGCGAGAGTCTGGCTTTCCCGTTCTGAAGCCACACTGTGCACCGTCACGCCCTGGTACGTCACACTGTCGGCTTGCATGTAGCCGAGTGCCATATCCATTGCTGCCGCGGTGATGTCTCTCCATTCCGACATTAGAGCAACGGTTCTTTCGAGCGTTTAACTGGCTTAGGTGCTTCGATTTCGACAACCGGCGCGGGCTTGATTGTGCGAAACAAATCCGGGCGCGGGTTGATCACCAACTCGATCTTTCCCGGGGTGTTATGCGCCTTGTAAAACCGGCGTGCCTCTTCGGGGTTGGTGGACGTGTAGATCACGCGCGGGCCGCACCCGGCATCTTCGAGGACTAAAGAGACTTTCATCTGTGATAATCGGATAAAGCAAAGGCACCCCCCTGTGAAGGAGGGTGCCCCGGCTGAGTTAAACTAGGCGGTAATGACGCGGACGCCCATTGCAGTTCCCACACTCACGCCCCAGATGCAGGAGACGTTGATGCAGGTCTTGCCCAAAGCGCGATCATAGAACATGCGATAGGTGATCGGTAGCCCGAGGTCAGGAACAACCACTTCGGCGATCTGGATCGAGTCCTGCAACGCGGCTTCAGGATTGACGCGGCGGGCTGCCATGATCAGCGCGGAACTGTGGCAAGCAAAGGCGCCAAGGTTCTGGCTGTTGTTGTCGCACAAGTCGGACTGATAAACGTCCAAGCCAGAAACGCGCGGAACAATGCCGTCGGCCTTGTCAGGCGTAATGCCGGGGATTTCTGCGCTGTTCAGCGTTTTCAGCAAAGCACCGTAGAAATCAGGATTACAAATGAAGCTGCGGCCGATCTTCGGAGCTTTGAGCGTGCCGGTAAGCGTGGTGCTCAGGTCAATCAAGTCGGAACGGTCAAAGTTGGCCGCAGTCGAAGTGATTGAGCTCGTGAAGTTGCTGCTGGTCACCAGATTCCAGAGCTGGCCGAACATGTCAGCACCCAAAGCCTGAAGCATGGGAGCCAAAAACAGACGCTCGAAATTGATGGAGGACTGAAGCACTTCGATGTCCGTAAATCCAAGAGTCACGCCGCGGTGCTGGTCAAGCGTGATGGTCTTTGCGGTCGTGTCACCGGCAACAGGAACGTAGCCAACACTGGAAATGCTCACAACGGACGGGACCGTTGCAAAACGAGTGGTTACCGAACTACCAGCGGCCGCAACGTCGGTGCTGAAGTCGGTCGTGATGCCGCGCAAAGGAGCGAAGGCATTGGTGAGGAACGGCAGCGACTGCTGCGCGATCTGAGCGAGGAAAACGCCATTAAGGGCCATAGTATTGTGTCAGGTAAGTTGTTGAGAGGTTTAGAGCTGCATCGCTTTCTTGTTCGCGGCGTAGAAAGCGTTTCTTTCCACGAAACCAAGAGTCATGTAGTGCGCCCAAAGTTCGTCCTTGGACTTCGGCGCGGAAACTTGTTCGGGCTGGATGGCCACGGGAGCCACGCCCAAGTTGGCCACGATAGCGTTGGCTTTTGCGGCGGCGTCGGCTTCGGCGGCTTTCACGGCGTCGAGTGCTTTTGCCAGTTCCAGCTTTTCAGCCTGCGCAACGTCCAGGGCGGCAGAGAGGTCTGCGGCCTTGAGTTTAAGCGCGTCAAATTGAGCAACCACTGCGGAATGCTCCGCGGTGAGTGCGTTAAGCGCGGCCAAATCCGCCTGCGCGGCAGATAGCGCGGCCAGCGCATCGGTTAAGGTTGCAGGAGACTCCATACAACCAAACGTTTCGGGACAAGGAAAAGCCCGCTCCGGGCATCAAACCGGAGCGGGCCACATGAACCCAATGAACAAAACGAACGCCTACAGCATAGCGAGCAAAGCCTCGTATGCAAGTTCCTGATTGCCTATTCCATCAATCAAGTTTGCTGCCTTGGCTCGCGGTGCCAAATAAGCTGCGCCGGTCATGTATTCGTCAGCCACCCGGCGATTGCGAAGCACGTTGTCGCGGAACTGTGCGAAGGAGTCATCAACAAGCTGTTGCAGGCTTGCGCGTTGAGCTAAAGTCAAAGCCGGTCCCATGCCTGCACCCTTTAACGGGCCCGACGTAATCGGATCCCATTTTAGCCCCTGCTCCTCGTAAGCGGCCGACTGGTCAAGCCACGGGATGATTGTGCCAATGCTGCCCCAAGTTGATCCTACGGAGCCGAACACCTTGTCGCAACTTACCGCAATGTTGTACGCGGCGCTGCAAGCGGTGTCGTCGGAGTAGGCGACAATCGGCACTTTCAGAAACTGAATGAGGTCAGTGATCTCAGAACAGCCTGAGCAACTCCCGCCCGGTGAGTTGATCTCAAGCAACACTCCGCGCACGTTGGCTTCCATGGCGGCTTCGAGATCCTCGGCCACCCATTCGTAATCCCACACTCCACAGCAGGCTTCAATCGGGCTGATACCCTTGGCAAGGGTGCCCTCAATACATATGTGCGCGATTCCTTGCCCGTCGATCTCCATCGGCTCGCGTTGGGACTTCATTCCCATCATGCCTTCGTATTCGTCGCCATTGGCGCGCACTAGTCGCCCCTCCACGAGCTTGCGAACCGCTGCGTACCCGCCGGGCGTGATGAGCCAAGGACGGTAGAAAACTTGCTCGATGACGCGTTGAAATTTCATTCGGTTGGCACGGTTGGCGGGTTGCCGTTAGGGGTCAGCAGTCCAAAGACTTCACGAGAAAGCCCGGAGCGTTCGACTCGTTTCTTAATTTCCAGTTCTTCGCGTTCGACTTCGTCCAAGTGCTCTTCCAATGTTTTGGAGCCAGAAGCCAAGATGTCAGTCATACTGCGCATCCCGGCGCGGTAAGCTTCAATGGCATCGCGGGAAGCGTAGCCGGAATCGGCCGTTAGGCGAGCGGGTTCTGTGAATCGGAACTGATAAGCGCCCCCCCGGTCTTTATCTGCGCCAGTGTAGGGCGGCAGAATTCCAAGCTCGACAAACTTGGCAATCGCGTAAGCACAACGCCTTTTGCAAAACGCAGCAAGGTAAGCGTGCCGCTCCGACGTGATCCGATTGACTTGCTCGAGCACAATCCGGGCGGAAGCTCCGCCCAGTTTGCTCATGTCCCACCCGAATTCCGGTGGCCATTGAGCGGCTAACAGTGCGTTGCGGATTAGCCTTTCCTGTAGCCGGTCCTGCGCTTCGGTTGGAATCTTGGCATCAATCTGGTCAATGGATTCGCCCGCGTTGGCTTGCAGATATTCAATCCGGCCTCCCGCCATTGGAGTAAACCGAAGCCCAGGCGCGCATTGCGGGATGTTCGTGTCAGTCAACGCCTGGTATGCGTCGGAAGCGTCAGCCATCCCTTGCTGGTTGGTAACAAGCAATCCGATCTTTGCAGCCATGCGAGAGGCGGACTGGATATCGTCGCCGAGGTCCTTGAGGGAAATTAAATCGCGAATCGCGGGAGCAAACGCGGAAATACCACGGACCTGATCCACTTCGCGAGGATCCATCGTCAACATGCACGACTGCACCGGGATGTCCCTGTCTTCGCTGCCGTCCTGCGGTTCACCCAAAACTCGATAGGCCACCGCGCGGTTGGTGCGCGAAAGTATCACACCGTTGTAAATTCGAAGCCCCCTATAGCGTCCTTCGGTCAGGATGCCGTCCTCCGCGCGGCTTCCGATCTGGTGCCAAGGCACTTGCTGCAACTGCGGATAACCGCTTTGTGCGGTCGTCAGGATGGTCAGCAAATCGCCTTCCCGGTCAATAGCGGTGGACTCAAGGCGTAGCCCTTCCCACCAGCTTTTGCCGTCGAGATAGGCAATCTGAAACCAATCCAGCAACACGGCCTCGGCCTGCTTTCCCCACTCTTTGTCGGCGCCCACAAAGATCGGCCGCATTGCCATCCCTACGGACAGCATGGACTTCTGGTCAATGGCGGCGTTGACCATGCCGTTGTTCCAGTAAAGTTTCCGTGCTGCACTGTTGACGGTGCGCCATTCGCCAACAGTGAGCTCACGGGAAATGCTTTGCGTGTGATTACGCCACCACGGTTCCCCCCACACTCCGCCTTCCACCAAGCGTTGCCGCCGGTAAGCGTCCCAGGCGGCTTGCGGTTTCGGCGTTCCAAAACCGGCTAGCTTTTTTAGTCGATCAAAAAGGCTCATATAAAATACGCCTGAGTCCTGCGCACTGGGCCATTAATGCCCGCCGCTTTGTAGTTTAGCGCCATCTGCGCCAGCATCATTACGTCCAGCGGGCTTAAAGTGCCGCCCACGTTGAACTGAAACGAAGCCCCGTCAATCGAGCTGGAGACAAGCGAGCTTTTGCCGCTGCTCACGACATCAAACTTCTGAGAAATAATGGCGCGCAACTCAGCCACGTCACGGGTCAAAAAGACTTGTAGGAGGAGCTTTTGGTCGGGAGCCATCTAACCAGACGCTTCGGGACAAGGGAAAACCCGGCCCCCACTCAGGAGCCGGGTCTGATTTTTCCCCAACCAGCGCAACCCCGCCAAGGGTTTTTGGTTGAGCTTTAACGCTACTCCGATGGTGCCGGTTCGTCAACCTCCGGCGTGGATGAAATCATGTCGGGAAGGATGCCAAGAATCTGAGCCGTCAGCACATTCATAGCTTCGGCGTCCCACATGTGATTCGGGCGCCCTGTAGCGGTCCACCGCAACCGGGTCTTTTTGGTCCTCTTGTCCACTGTCGCCCGTTTGCGCTCAGAGTTGAGGTGCCTCACGTACTCTGGCGGCGCGTCTTGTGGGAATTCCCAGACCGGAGAACCTGTGTTGCGAAGGTTCGCGAGGATGTCTTTGATCGGATCCGACGCCCAATAAAAGAATGTCACGAACACCCGTTTACCAGCAGCGTCCCTAGTTGTGGGTGCCACTGCTCTGTCGGGGGCAGAGTAATACCGGCGGATGGGTTTGCCGTCCTGCCCGCGCACAGTGAAATGATCCTCGGCGCGACCAACCAGTGCAGTCCAACCAAACTTGGCACAAATGTCGTAGATCCTGCCGTGGAAACTGTTCCCAGCGTCGAGCAACGTGCGCTTGTCGGGCACTTTGAGCCTAGTCTGGATTTCGCGGATCTGGTCAACCGTTAGGATTTTCCCCGCCCAGAGTAACCGACTGTGCCCGTTCTTGAGCCACACCCGCACGATTCCCCAGTAATGATCTTGCTGGCAGTCCACGGTAAAAACGCGTGCGGCTTCGTCTGGCATCGGCCTGCCGTCTTGCCATTCGTTTACAAAATACTCAGACGCCTCGAGCTCAAGTGCCGGGAGTTCCTCCTCCTGCTTCCACGGCTCCGCGAGTCGTTGCATGCGGAAGTCCTTAGTGGGCTGCAACACCCCAAGGTGCCGAGCGTCGGACGCCTGGCACCACTGGATCACAAGGTCGGCCCAGCGGATCCAGTAGACGCTTTGAGCCGAAACGCGCCGGGAACGGTAGCCCTCCACATGGTCATTTCCCTCGCTTCGCCATTCGCTGCGCTGAGTGAGCCCCCGGCGGGCTGCGGTAGTGTCAGGAGTGATGTGTCCACAGTGCGGGCACTCATGCCTGACGGTCTTTACCAGCGCGCCCCAGTTCCATTCGCCGTTTTCGTTTTTGGCTTCGTCGTATTTGATGTCCACCCATGCCGGTTTTACCCATTCTTCGCAGCCTGGGCACCGATGGCACCACTGAAACTCCTCGCCGGAACGCCACTCCTCGGTGAGTTGGTGCGGTTCCTCGAAACTCTGGCTGGTCAAAAGCGCGTAGCCGTTCCATCGGTCGTGAAGGCGTTTTTTAAACTGAGTGATCAGATCCGAGTATTGCCAGCACTCGTCAAGGAACAGAACCTGCACGGACTTTTCCTGAGCGTTGGAGGTGTTGGCACCGCCCAGCATGAGCGGCATGTGCGGAAAATAAATTCCGTCCTTTTTGACGTGGTGCCGGTTTGACGGCATGAGTCCCCGCAGCGGTTCGCAAGCTGCGAGAACAGGTTTGAGCCGCGTTTCCATCCACTCCGCAGAGGTAGCGTCGGTCTGCGTGATCGACAGCATCGGCCCCGGTTGTTGAGCCACTGCCCAGCACACCAGTGCCTCCAGTGCCGTGCTCTTGCCGGCGCCCGTGCACGCCTGCACAAACGTCTGTCGGCAAGTCGGGTCTGCAAAATCATGAAACACGGCGTTCCACCATGGTGCGGTTGCGCGGTCAAAGTGCGTCGAGCGGGAGCTGTGCGGAAAGCGCACGTTGGCCTCAAGCCAGTCCAGCGGGTCACCGGTGTATGCGAGCCGGATGCCAGTGCGGGAGCCGTCCAGAATCGGGTTCATAACGCGGCAAAACCTTCCCGTGCGTTAGCCTTCAGCAACTCAATACGACTTCTGAGCTTTGGTTGTATCTCAGCTTCGGTAAGCCCGGCCAACTGTCCCGGTAGGTCACCAACTAACGCATCAAGTTCGGAGCACCAGACGGCCACCACGCGGGTAGCGGTTTCTCGCATCTCGTCGGCCAGCACGAGCTCGCCTTTTTCGCGTTTGATTATAAGGTCGAGGCGTTCGATCTCCTTTCTGAGTTTTGCCGTGCGAGTCTCTTGAAAGCCTGCGGCCTGTGAAATTACGACATCAGCTGTCGGCTTTTCCTGTTTTTGAGCCAGTGCAGGTTCTGGCGTTGCCGGTTTTTGCGGCGGTATAACCACACGCCCGGCAGAGTGCACTGCGCGCCACTCTTCAATCTTTTCCCAACTCCAGCCGCGATTCAGCCCTCGCTTTTCCCAACCTTGAACGGCTCCACGGGAAACGCCATAGCGCTCGGCAATCTCTTTGTGACTGTATGCCATGGGTATTTTTTGCCTGTATTATCAATAATACAGCAAGAAAATACAGTCCAAGATACAACCGCATGGCAGTTTTTGCCTGTAGATAGGGCATTTTTTGCCGATTGCACAAAAAAGCAGCAGACGTCCCTGCCTTCACCCCGACGAAAAGCCACTCTAGGAGACTCCCTAGTGGGGGGAGTGGGCAAAATTGGGCCAAAGACATACCCCCCTTCATGGCCCAACTTTTTTAGGGCAAAAGAAGCCCCCGGTTGGTGCGCTTAAATCAGAGGCGTCCGGGGGTCGATTGCCGATACGATCGCACAATCTTGCGGTTAGTCTAGCATCATCTGTTAGATCATCCAAGCATAGCCTTGCTGGCCTGCTTCGCCGCGTACTCAACAGCCTGGTGTGATACCCCCAGTGATGCCGCTGCCTGGCTCATGTCATCAAAGCCAGTCAAGTGCCCAAGCCCTGTACCGAATGCCATACCCACAATCCTTAACCGCATGTTGCTGCGTGCTGTTGCATCCAATAGCCAACTCAAGATGCGGACGATGGCGACGCCCCCGGACGTCTGCCCATGTGCCCGGCAGCCTTTGACGTACCAGCGCCACACGTCCTCGGCTTGGTCGTGCGTTAGTCCTAGGTCAAGCAGGTCGTCAATACCTGCGGCATAGTCTGGCTCGGTCATTGAAAAAGGTGCCGGTCTCTCCCGACTGTCACGCCTGACTGTTCGTGGCGTCCTCCATTGGTGCCACTCTTTTACGACGCGCACCAAAGCGTCAAAACGTGCCGGTCTCTCCCGGATGTCACACCACTTGCCCAACCAGCTTATTTGCCAAATCAGGCCCAGCGGCATGGAGCCACTGGCAGGTGTCGCTCTCCAATTGGAGGAAGTAATAGTCTCTCCTATTAGTCACGCACGACCGGTCTGGCACACGCCAGTGGTCCCGCAGCGTTCGCGGAAAAGAACCCATAGGGATTGCCGCTAATGAACCATACTTGGCTCGATAGCGTCAAGGTCCTCTTGTTCCCAGCCCTCTCTTCGCATCTGAATTTCCAGTGCCTCTATGCGCCTATGTGCAGTCCTCAGTTGCCTGGACGTCTCGTTGAGCATGACCTTGAGCGTCTCGATTGCCAAGGCGTGTTCAATACGTTCTGCGGGTGTGATGCTCATTTCCCCTCCTCCCATTTTCCCAACGTCCGCAGAAACGCCTTTGCACGTTGCCTAGCGGTGGCATGTGCAACCTCTATCCACGTATCGGCCAGCAAATCAACGTAAGTGTCCCACTCGCCGTTTCTTAGCACTTTTTCAGCTTCATGCATCGCGTTTAGGTCGCCGCAATAATTTGGAATCGGTTTCCTGTGTGCCTCGTATCGGTCAGGCGGAAAGCCACGAACTCGAAACCCGCCGTTTTCGCACTCGCCAATTTCAGTCCACCCACATGATCCAGCGATCGCCGCGTCAATTTGTTGGTCGGTCATTTTGCAGCCTCCAGTTGATCCATCGGAATTCCCGTCAGCGCGTGCACTTCCCGGCACGCTTCCCCGGCCGAGTACGCTTCGACGTTCCAGTGCCTAAACGGTAGGAAGTCTGCACTAACCGTGTAGTGCAGTTTTTTAATTGGCGGGAGTGTCATTTTAGCGAGTTTTCAAAAATTTCTCCACGGCAGCCTGAGTGAACCGCACCGTGCGATGGCCCAACCGAATAGCTTCAAGGTGGCCTAGGCGCGCCCACATTCTTACAGTTTGTTCGCTGACTTCAAGCTGGTCGGCCACATCGTGGCTTGTAAGCAAAGCGTTGGGGTTAACTTGAAGTCGCTTTGGGTTCGCTTCAAGTTTTCGCTTTTCAAAGTTAGTGCGCTTTTTTCTGGTCTCGGTTGTGTTGTTGGGTGTGGTCATATTGGTTGGCATAGATACGGCATCAGAAAGCCTATTTCTGGCCCCGCGTTAGGTGGTTAAAGGTTTCGTTCAGTTCCTGTCTGTCTCGCACAAACTGCGCAACGGTGCCCCAACGCACTGAAACGCTGTCAGCGTCGATAAGGTCAAGCATAAGGATTGCGCTTTGCAATTCGGTCTGGAGCAGGTCAGCACGTTCCCGCAGTGCCTCGATTTGTGAGGGAGTAATGATTTCGCACGCAATGCAAGGCCGGGTTGCTAGTGCTGCGTTCTCCGTTCGGAGTCGTTCAATTTCTGCCATCAAGTCTGGAATCATTTTAGATAGTCGGTTGATCAGTGCTTTTGCTTTAGTCGTTTTCGTGAAAGTTTGCGTAGAACTCGCGCAGGTAGTCTGGCCCGTCGCCTTGCGGTTCTCTCGAGCCGCTGCTGCGCCTCAAGCGCGAGCAAGCGGGCTCGGTTTCTTCGTTCTCTGATTTACACGCGGGGGCTTGAGGCCCCGCTGTAAATCTGTTCTC